GGGACATAAGAGCCCAAGAACTGTAGGCTCCCATTGGTTGCCCAACTTTGTACTTAACTTTTCCAAGTTTTGTATCAAAGGGGTAATCATTAAGGATTCTAAAGTATCTTGTTGAGTCCTCTTCACTTGATAGCATCACTGATAGTAACCTCAGCTGTAAGGCTGCAGGCATCCTATCAGTGGCACCTTCTAAGTCAAGAGAGTAAAAGTCTTCTTTATTTTTATCTAAGAAAGCTTTCACACCGCCTGTTTGGTTATAGGTACAATCTTGACTCATTCCCTTCAATTTAGACATTAGTTTAATATGAAGAGGTTTGAGGCAGAGTTGTGACCAATAATCAAATATGGCGATAACTCTGTTTTTGCATTCTTTATCTTCAACAACAGTAATCTTTCTTATAGATAGATTACTAGTATCTTGTTGAAAACTAGGAATTGCATAACACTCTTGTGTCCTACATTGATCGAGTACCTCTATCATATTGGGTGGCAGGATTCTAACGATGTCCTCATAAAGGGCATCGGGTAGATTCTTAGCCTCCTGAATGATAGATGTCATAGCAGGACCAGATGGTCCAGTACTTGACCTAATGAAGAATTCGGGTTGTGAGACTTCATCGATAAGAAGATCGTTATTTTGCACAAAGTCCTGTATTTCAGCATCTGTGATATTATCACTGATGTTGGAATCAGAAATAATAGGATCTAAGACCAAATCTCCTACACCTGTATAGAGCCTTCCTAATGTTAGGATGCTTAATATAGCCTGTATGGATCTTTGGTCTTTTGACCTTATTATAGGAATAGCATCCCCTAAGAAGGATGGTATTCCGTCTTTTGTACAACGTACAAGACCTTGCTTAAAGACAAGGGATTCACTAGCATATCTATACATAATCGTCCTACAAGTTTTCATGTAGGAAAGAGAATAACGTAAACCGTTATTCTGAAGGAGTATGGTTAACTTCTTCTTTATGATAGATATGCACATCCTGACAAACATGTGATCAAACGAATAAACTGCAAGAATAGCAGAGGCTCCTTGGGTTCACAACCCGAGAAAGTTTCTATTATTTTTGATTTTTATTTTGTTTGGTTTCATGATTTGTTAGGGTGGGCTTGATTGACTTCTGTACCAGAACCAGAAGACAATCTGCGTCGCCTCTTTTGAGGGAGGACAACCTCGACTGCCTACTAGCTCGGCC